ACAGAAAAGATGTGTGGCGCTTCCCTGGCTCAAATGAGTATGAGTATAAATTTATAGGTAATTATGGAGCTAAGGGCGAGAAACGCCATAAAAGACAAAAGGCAACACAGGAGCAGATTAGAAAGCAGAACCAGAGAAATAAAGAAAAGAGAGTAAGAAGATTAATAAAAGCAAACTTTAAGGAGGGAGATCTATGGACAACCCTAAAGTATCCGAAGGGAACAAGGAAAAGCATAGATGAAGTAAAGAAAGACCTTAACAGTTTCTTAAGAAGTCTAAGGACAAGATACAAGGGTATTGATGAGATTGTGAAGTATATATACAGAATTGAGGTAGGAGCACTCGGAGGTGTGCATATACATATCCTTATAAACAGGGTTACAGGCGCAGATAAGATTATAACAAAATGTTGGGAAAGGTTTGGCCACGTTAACTATCAGAATATTTATGAAACTGGCGGATATGCAGATTTAGCCGAGTATATCGTTAAACAGCCAGAAGAAAATACGGAAGAATATGAACAGCTTAATATGTTCAGCACGCAGGAACAGAAGGAACTTGTTAAGTATTCCTGTTCAAGGAATTTGGTACGTCCTGAGCCAGAACGCACTGATTACAGCAGAAGGACGATGAGAAAGATTATAGAAAATGGTCCGAAGCCGACACCAGGATATTTTATAGATCCATTGTCAGTGGTAATGGGGACAAACCCTTATACAGGAATGAATTATCTGCATTATACAGAGTACAAGCTATTACGATTACAGGATGACCCATAAGGAGGAGCAATGAGGCAGGTAAACATATATACAGCAACAACCTTTAAGGGGCTAAATGTACAGAATGGCATTATAGGATACATATTAGAGCTTGTAACAGACACAGAGCCGATAACACTGGACAGCACAGAACTTCTGTACGATATGAAGCCTAATAGAGCAGAACTAACAGCAGTTATTAAAGCACTACAACGAATGAAAGAAAAATGTGAACTGGTCATATATACAGAGTCTCCTTATGTAGCAAATGCTTTTAATGCTGGCTGGCCAGACAAGTGGAAGCAGAATAATTATAAAACAGCAAAAGGCGGTGATGTGGCAAACGCAGATGAATGGAGAAAATTGGATGAACTGCTTGCAGGACATAAGTATGAATTCCGCCTGCAAGAGGAACATTCATACAGGAACTGGTTAAAAGGACATATAGAGAAAGTAAAGGAGTATGAAGATGTTTGATATATTCGGAGAGTTTAACAGTGCAGAAGAAATAAACGAAGCGGCAGCAGCACAATTACAGGAAGGTGATACTGATGCAGTTATGACAATAGCAAGAGAAAATGGCATAGATGAAGGTGATGCGCAGGACTATATAGATGGAATAGTGGATAAATTATGTTCTCCGCTAATGGCAGCGTTTGGGAAAATAGAGGTTGAGACAGAGGAACTACAGCCTAAAGAGATAATAGAAGACTGGGTTACCTACATAAAAAAGAGGTGTACAGAGTGCGAAGATATGGCTGTGGCGGTAAGAACTAAAGGCAAGAGCATTAAAGGCTGCATAGCGGCACTTCTAAAATGGAGCTTCACTAATTCGTATGATGTAGACAAAAATATAGTAAAACAGGCGGGCATAAGAAATAGCAATGTAAAAATGGGTATCCCCGGAATGGCAACAGCGTACAAGCTTATCGATAAATATTATCTTGGAGGCAGCAGATAGTGAAAAAGCAGAAAATATTAGCATATGAGGGTAGAATATCTGTATCAGATAGAG